CTTCTGGTAAAACTGCTCGAGCCTGTTCTTTAGCGATACCGTTTCTAATTGCCCATTCATAACAATCGCGTGATACAGCAATAACATTTTGCTGCATAAATTCCCATTGTTCTTTTAAGTCTTTATCATCAGTCTCAACAGAGTTTTGGCGATTTACTGTATCTTGTAAGCGGGCTTCACGTGTAATTAGATCTAGATCTTTAGTTGGGTCTGCGTATCGTTGACTAAACTCTTGAAAGCTAAATGAACGATGGCGAAGGATCTGCCTAGCGATATCGCGAGTAGTCTCGATCTCTAAACACGCAGAAGCCATCTCTAATGGGCTCCAGTGTGCATGAGCTACTAAATAATTAATTAGCTTTGCTGCAGTATCTTTATTGTATTGATTAGATGGATTAGATACGCGAGCACAGAAAGCAATGAGTTCCTGAACATCTTCAAGACCTTCTTGTTGCATCTCTACGCTTGGTTGACTATAACTGATTAATTTGACTTTCATTCTGCTCTCTCATATGTTTGTTCAAAAATGTCTGGTTTGCATGGGTATAATTCACCTTGAATACCTCTAATGATCCAGTCACCAGGATCTGCAATATGTTTTGCTTCCCCATTAGGACCATCTTCTAATGTTTTAATAACCCACCGCGCATAGTCTGCGCCACCGAATGGCATCACAGAAAGAGTGCCATTTTGAAGAGCTTCATATAACCACTTAGGCATTTCATTGAATGGGCATCCGTCAAACGTTTCTCCATTCCAATCTGCTGCTGTCACTTTAACTGCTTCAATCACTACCGGCTTTTTTCTAAATTTCATTTTTTTCTCCATTCTAATTCTTGCTTGAATATATTTAGCAAGTAATCTGGGACCTGTCTCTGTGTTTCTATAATAAGTTTAATGTGACTTGTTTCTAGGTTACACAGAGCTATCCATTTTAGAGGTTCATCACCTAACCTGCCTCTTGATCCCCAACAGAAGGCTAAACGAATCATGTCAAATGGATCATCTGCATAAACAGATAATTCAGTATAAGGAGCATTAGGATGTATAGTTCTACGTAAGTACTGTAGACCTCCGTCAACCATGTATTCTAGACCATTCTTGTCTTTATGAGATCTATAATCATGAACATGGTAGCTTTGAAGTATAGTACCGTCTGGAGTTCTAATTCTATTAGCTACTAATTGTTTCATAATACTGTCATTTCATAGTCTTTGACTATAACAAGGGATAATGTAAATAAGCTGATGCAAAATTCATATCTATTAATCTGTAATCCAAATAAATGAAGCCAATTAAAAGCAATATACATATCAGCTTTGGTAAAAGGAATATTAAATCCATCGACTAAATAATAATTTAGTCTATTAAATTTCTTAAGAAACCATTCTTTATACCAGTTTGGCGTGTAAATTCTAATTGAAATATCCATCATGTTCTCACTTTACTATAGTACACTTCTTGATTTTAAATTCCGCCAGCTTCTCAGCTTGTTCTTTGTCTTTCAACATTCTGACGTGCCATTCAGCTTTATCGTATGTTGAGAAAATTGCTTCATTTGGTTCTGAAAATACGCCTCTATATTCTATAAGTGTTCTCCATGCCGGCCACCACCAAAAGTCACGGAACTTGATCTTATACTGCTTCTCACCTTTACCATTTACATATTCACAGATCTTATAAATCATATCTTTTTCCATGTTGAAAATCTAAGTTTGGCTTCCATTCCTTGGAAGGTGTTTGTATTTATGGTGTCTAAAATCTGATCCTCGGATCTGCCTGCTAGAATCATTTCATTGATGTCCTTCTCTTTTACTGTGTCTGGCCATAAGCACACCGCATAACCTTTCTCGACGTATTTACCAATCATCTTAACTATTTCCTTGTTGCGTGGCTCATTGTCTGGAATTAAGACACAGTTCGACTTAATTGAAGCCACAAGAGGAACGTCAAAGTCAGCACCACCAACGGCAATCGCATTGGGTAAGAAAATAGAATCGATCGGGCCTTCCACCACGTATACTTTATTTGCATAGTTAACACGTTCCAATCCATAGATCTTTTCCTCTTTATCATCTAGTTTTACGGCAATATATTTAGGTTGTTCGCCATTCAATCCACGACCTTGGTACATGAATACCTTACCGTGTTTATTAAAGAATGGGATAATAAGTCTTGGATGGTCAGTCTCCAAGTTCATAAACTGAAACTTGTATTTGTTTGACCAGTCCTTGAACTTATCTGTATAGTAGAAGAGATTCCACTTATCTCTGGGAATTTGTCGTTCGACAATGTATCGCTTAGCTGGGTGACTATCAGGAAGAGTGTCAACCCTCTGCACCGTATCAAGTATTGCATCATATAGTACTTCCTCAGACTCTTGGGTTACTGCAAGAGTCGTCTCTTTCAAATCTATGTGGTCGTTATGTTTATTGGATGTTTCTTTGTAACGTTCCAAAACATATTCATTATATAAGTTAGCGTCAAGGTGCTTGATTAAGTTACCAACATTAGAACTGTAACTACAGTTGTGGCACTTGTAGACCAGTCTTCCATCGTGTTGGAATACAAATCCACGAGCTTTTAGAGCATTGGTCTTCGAGTCGCCACAGATTGGGCAACTAAAGTTCCAATAGTTTTGTTTCTTTTGCTTAAAGTTTCTAAGCTTATAAGAAACCATTTGTAAGTATTTCGCATCAATCCATAACATAATATAATTATACCACAGTTCCTAATTAATGTACACTGTTATTTTATGAACCAGACGTATAGTCCATATGTATTTAGCAGTAAAAAGTATAGATTTTGATAGATTAGAGGCTTACTCTTATGATGTACTACAAAATAGTACAGATTGATCGCATGGGCTATAACAAAACATGGCACACCCCACTGCATAAAAGGTAACTTTAGGGCGAACATAGTTCCACCTAAAATAAAAAGGGTCATAGAGACCCATTTAATATCAAAATTGCTCATATTGAAATTATATCACAGGAGATAATTAAAGTAAAATTATTATGTAAACATTTTATTTAGTAACCAGCCCACAACGATAGCTGCGCCAACTATCATCCAGCGCCATCTTTCAAGTACATCTACTCTAGTTTTTACTTCATCCATAGATGCTTTTAATGTTGCGTGCTGCTCTTTGTCTGCACGAGCAAGTTCATCGATTTTTTCGTCGAGCTTGTCCATGATTTCCCTATTCCCTGTCGTAATTCTAGAATGAAGGTCCTTGATGTCCGATTTTACCTCAGCGACATCTTCTTTTAAACTTTCTACTTGCGCTTCCAATTTCGCTATTCTTTCTGGGTTATGCTCAGTTGCCATTATAAACCTTTTCTTGTTGTTTCACCCAATCCTGCAGAGCTTTTAGTTGTTCTGTTAGTTGATGATAGTTGTTATAGTTTATTGTGACTGTTCTTGCGACGTCAGAGAGTTTAACTGCTGAGGCTCCTTCATCAACTCCTGTGGCGGAGTTGGGAACTTCATTTTTTGCGGCAGAATCATGGAGCACGACGAAAGAATTAGGAATGACACACTTAGTATCAGACTCCTTTGTAATATATTCAGGAACTTTCTGTATGATAACATCACCCTTCTCCTTAACTACCTTTATCTTTTCTTTATATTGTGTAACTATTTTCTCAGTAACTACGGCAGACTCAGCGTTCTTGCGGTCTATCTCAGCCTGTAGTTCAGCGGCTTTCTTTCTCCATCCCATTTCAACGCCGTAGCCGCCATATAGGTATACTCCACCTACCATCATAGCTACAGCTAAGACTCTAACTAATGGAGTCATTAATTTACTGTATGGCATAAGGAATGAAAACATTGTCGCTACGTATGCTACCGCACCGGCAACAATCATCATCCAAATGAAACCATATAATATGCTGTCTGGGATTAAACTAATTAGCCACATTTGGTTTTCTCTTCACAAATTTCAATGCTCCAACATTTTGAAGCTTATATTTGTCAACGTCTTTCTTTCTAACTACTGTTCTGTCAGTAGAAACTGCTGCTCCTGTTGCATTAGTTGGAGCTTCCTCTTCAACTTCTTTTTGTTCAAAGAAATTTTCGGCTTCTAGTATCTCTTCAACCAATACTGCGTTAGAGTTCAAGATAGAATTTAATCTATCTTCCATTAAATCAAAAGACTTCTCTTTAGCTTGGTGATACTCTTTAATTAGATATAGCGCAGCAGCAATATTCTTAATTCTATTGTCGCCACCTGGCAGCTTCATTAATATTCTCTTCATATTGAATACTAATCTATGAAGGTAACTATATGCTTCCTTCTGAGCGTACTTAGTAAACTTAGATGGCTTGATTAGATTCTTGCCATTCTCGTCTATGATTCCAAGCTTATATGCGTCTGTCTCCTTGAAAGGAGTTACAAGCATAGTTAAGATCTTGAAAGCTATTAAATTATACAGTACGTCTGCCATTAAATGTTCCTTAGAACGCTTATTACATATTCGTCTAATTGGATATCCGCGAGTTTAATCTTATACTGCGGAACCTCTTCTGGCATTCTGTTTAAAAATACCAAGAACGTTACAAGGGTATCCCAATGTTCTTTATCTATCTTATGGAAGAGCATGTTTGTAGCATGGTCGCCCCATATATTATATATTACTATTAAATGATTTAAGACTAAATTCTCTTTTAAGTCTAATTCATTCTTGTATCTGCTAAACAACTTCTTTAGGTATAGAAACCTTTTTAAGTCGTCATTGAATTCTTCGATGCTAACACACTGTGTATTATCATAGTGATGCATCGCATACATTAAAAAATTATCGTCAGTCAAATATTCCATGTTGAATAGGGGAGGTTGCCCTCCCCAATCCTAATTAAGAGAATGATAATGTATCTGCGTATGATCCGCCAGTATTAACAGCGGAAGCTGCCCAATATGTACCATTAAATGTGAATGGTGATGTCAATACTGTTGTATATGTAGGACCATAGCTTGTGTATGTTACAGTCTCTGTACCAGCTAAGGCTTGGATAACTGTTGTAAATGCTGGTGTTGGGCTATAGATTCTAAGTTCGCCACCAGTAAATTCAGTTGTATTGCCGTAATCAGTTCCAGCTGTGTAAGTTACAACAGCAGAAGTCACTGTTAATGTTGCTACGTTAGATGTTACTGGTGTAGCACCTACTGCAGAAACGATTACACGGTACTTATCACCGTCTGTTGCGCCAGCGCCGTCACCAGTTGCTGTAGCACCAGTTGTGTATGAAGCACTTGTTGCGCCAGAGATGTTAGCCCATGAGCCAGTACCTTCTTGTTGAATCTGCCATTGATATGATACTGCAACACCGCGAGTAGCAGTAGCGGCTGCAGTAAATGTAGCAGTAGCTGGAGCAGTTACTGATTGATTAGTTGGTTGTGTACCAATAGTAATTACTGGATCTGGATCAATAGTATCATTGTCACCAGTAAGTGATGAGAATGCAACTAATGTTTCAGCCTTGTTACGTGTATTTCCTTGTGCGTCTGTATAAGTTGTGTATTTAACCCAACCTGGTGTGTTGATGCCTTTTGCAATGTTACCTGCATTTTGAGCCTCGTCTACGCTAACACCCAATGTAGCTGCTTTGTCAGCAGTATTTAGGTATTTTGGTTTAGATGCCTCAGCATCTGTGTTATTCCATAGTGCCATATTATTACTCCTTTATTTTATTTATGTTAGTTTCTAGCGCCGGATTTAGAGCCAGCTGGGCGGCCACGGCCGCGTTTTACTTCTGGTGCAGCTGGCTTGGATACCTTTTTAGTGTCCTCGTCGTCTTCACCTTCCTCTTCACCTGCACCATAACTATGCCCTTTAACCTTCTGCACATTTGATTTTGCAGCTGGTTTATAGTCTTTATCATAAGCACTCTGTGTTGCTTTACGAGCAGCTAGCTTATCTTTAAGATCATCAATTTTAGCTTCGCTGATATTTTGCATTAAGTCTTTAAATGTAATCACGTCAGTTTCTTCCTTTTTCATAAGTCTCTTTTGAGCGCGTTCGTCGCCAACCATACGATTATTTAATTTACGATCTTCTTTATCGTTGCCTGTACCGTGTGGCATCGCGTCCATAGCTCTGTCTAAGTCGTGACCAATCTTGCTTTGATATGACTGTAAGGTCTTCTTAGACAACTCATCTAACTTCTCTTCTTTAGCTAACTTTTGAGCAGCTTTCTTAATGTTGGCTTCACGATCCCAAGCTTTGTTCTTATACTTCATTGATAGACTATGATACGCATTTTGCATACCTTTGTTTCTAGCTCTATCAGATTTATTTGCATAGTGTTGCGCAGTCATACCAGAGAATCTAGCAGATTGAGCAGCCTTTGGAATATAAGACGCTAGAGTCTGTTTAGAGATCTCGTCTATCTGTTCAGTCTCTTCTTTAGCTAGTTTATCAGCAGCTTTACTAATACCAGCAAATCGTTTAGCATTTTTATTTAGAGCTTTTTGCATACTCGGTTCATTATAGTTAGAGCCAGAAGCATCCATCGCTCTATCGATTCTTACTTCTCGTTTTGCTGCGTCAGTAGAAGCTTTCTTAACATATGAACCTAAAGTCTTCTTTGACAGCTCGTCGATCTGTTCAATCTCTTCTTTAACTGGTGCTGTAGATCCAGTAACAGGAACACCATTTCTAGTTGCACCACCACCCATTTTTGTTTTAATCGATTTACGATCTACCATTTTTTTTGTAATTGGATCATATACCTTGCCTGTTTCGCATAACTCTTCCATCTCTTGAAGATCAACTTCTTCGTTCTTAGCTAACTTGCCCATCTTAGTCTTGATCTTATTCATGTAACCTTGATGAACTTTAACAGCTTCATGGTCACCAGCTTTATTAGCAGCAACTGCTTTTTCTGAATGACGGTCTAAAGCATCTTTAAGCTTTTGCATTGGAGTCATTGCTTCGTCTAATTCAGCTTCTTCTTTAACACCTTTTTCGTTCTTAGAAGCCCATACAGCTTTGCGTTGAGCGTCGCTTACATACTTCTCATCAACTTCTTTAGTTTTACCAGCTCTAAGTTTAACAAAGTCGTCAGAATCTAACTTGCCATTGTTATTCTTATCTAGTTTCTTTTGATTAGGATGAAGTTCTTCTTTCTTGCAAGCTTTCTGCTCTTTTAGATAGTCTTCAAATGACAACATAGATACGTCCTCTCTTAGTTTTTTTCCGGCTTTCATAATGCCAGTGTTTCGTTTTGATATTTTTGCTTGTAATGCTTTACGCTCTGCGTCAGTAGCTTTATCGCCACGAGAGTGAGCTAAGTCATAATGTAAGTCATTGCCTTGTGCAAAGGCTTTATGAATGTATGAATGCAGAGTGTCTTTAGAGATCTCGTTGATCTGTTCTACTTCTTCGCCTAAAGTATGACCAGTCATCTTGCCTTCTTTATCTTTAATTACATACTCTATCTTTTTAGATTGTTTGTGTACAGCAACTTGAGCTAAAGATTTGTTTGGATGATTAGCTTTAACGTGTGCTTTTACTTTGTCGATCTCAGAATCAGATGGAAGTCTATATGCTTCATCGATCTGTTCTACTTCTTCTTTAGCTAACTTAGCTGTTGCTGAGGCAATACCCATACGACGTTTCTTGAGTTTATCATACGCCTTATCAACAGTATTGCTACCTGAGTTTCTCATAGCACCAATATAACTAGCATTTCCAGTGGCATCAGCAGCAGATTTATTGACGTAAGAAGCTAAAGTAGATTTAGATAATTCATCTAACTGTTCTGTCTCTTCTCCAAACACAGCTTTCATTCTATGAGCGCCATGTTTCGTGTGTAGAATATGAGAAACAGCGTGCTCTTTGGATCTGAACTCAGATGTGTCTATAATTCTGTGTTGACGCTTGATATGATCCTTTAAGTCTTTAAGAGGTTGCTTCTTAAGAGACTGATACTCTTTATAGATAGGATGTTCTTTGTCAACTGCTTCGCCAAGAGCTTTAGCAGCACGTTGTTGATTTTTCCATTTAGTCAACTTAAGCTTAAGTTCTGCTGCAGCTTTTTCTTGTTCTGTTTGTTCTTTAACAGATTTCTTAGCTTTTTCTTTATCCATCAAGTCACGAATCTTACCAAGAGTTCCTTTGTCTTTATCGGTCAAGCGATCTTCCTTTTTCTTTTCTTGAGAAGCCGCCCATGAAGCGTCTGATTCTTTTAAGTTTTGGTCTACATAGTCGTTAACGTGCTTTTGTGCAGCTTCATGGCTAATGTTATGTAACTTAGCAATCTTCTTAGCTACTTCTACAGTCTTGTTACCTAGGTGTTCAGCACCACCCATTTTCTTATAGTTAGCTACGTGTTTACCTAGATGGTCTTCAATGTCAGCATGTAGCTGAGCCATCTTACCTTCATCTAATTTTTTAACGTCGCTGCTGTCAGCACCATAACTGTGCATTGGAAGTTTCTTTTGACCGTGTTTTTGCATAGCTATATTCTTAGCGTGTTTAGCAGATTTTGCTGCACCAACTTTATAGTTGAATTGTTCTTTCTTACCATCAGGATAGGTATGATGAATAGTTACTGAATAGTTGCCATTCTCTTCGTTCACTTCTACCTCCTCAGGAACGCAGTTAGGAACTTCGCGTCCATTTTTCTTTTTAGTACCTATAGCAGTATAACCTTTCCAACAAGTGTCTTTAAGGTTTTCCACTTTGATCTTATCTGTTCCGTTTGGCTGAATAACGCCTTCTAATAATTGTTTGAACGTCTTCATATTAACCCTTTAGGTAAGCATTTACCATCCAACCATTCTTACGGTGGACGTCTAATCTTCCAGCTGCTACATCAGCAACGTTTTGAATATTTTCTTCTGTTGCTACTTTAAACAATACGTTTAAGTTAGCGATCATAATATCATTTGCGGATTTAATATTTTGCAGCATAGCTTTAACGTCAGCAGGTTTAGCAACGTCTTCATGGATGTTCTTACGATTGTATAGTTCCATTAGACTGATCGGAGCATATTCTCCAAGTGCTCTTAACTCTTCTGCCCACATATCTACTGTTCCATGTAGGTCTTCATAGATGCCGCCAAAGAACTCGTGCATCTCACCGAAGTTAGAACCTTCTACGTTCCAGTGGTACGTGTGTACTTTAAAATAGAATACGAGCGTATCCGCTAAAATTACCTGTAATGCTGCTTTTGTATTATCCATTTATTATTTATTCCTATTAGCAATTCCATTTTCTAAGAGCCAAAGCTTTACGAGTAGGACGGCCTTTTTCGTCTTTCATTGGTCCTTTAACTCCACTCATTCTAGCACAGAAAGATTTTCTACGCTTAGCAGCTTTACTGTCTGGATCTAACTTAGAAGGAGGTGTAGTAACAGCAGTCTGTAACTTAGAACCAGGATTAGCTCTACGATGAGCTTCAACACCCTTCTTAGTCATACCGCCCGTAGAACTAAAGTGACCCTTCTTATCGATAGCGTACTCAAGTAACTCTTCGTCGTCTACAGATTCAAGTACTTCCCAAATAGCTTCAGGATCTACATTGTTAGACTCTGCATATTCCATTACTGTTTCTTCGATTAAGTCAAAGTGTTCTTCGTACGATTCAGCTGCAGCTTTTAATGCAGCGTCTGTAGGAGCACCCTTGCTGCCTGGTTTACGCATGCGTTCTCCAGAGCCGGCTTTAATTCTTTTGCGCTTAGCATGAATGTTAGCCCATAGACCATTCTTTTCTGAAATAAAATCTTTAAATGACAGCACTTGAGCCTCCCTTGGTTGCTTTGTGATGTGATAGTCTAGATTTTTCTATTTGTCTGATTCTAGGTACCAATCTCATAGCGATACGATTAATAATCTTCTTACGTTTTTGAATTACTTTTTCGATTCTTTCTTTCTCACCGACAGAAAGTTTGCTTAAGTCTCTGCCTCTAACCAATCTTTTCTTCATTAGCTTAATTGCTAACTTACGAGCTCTATTGTTAATTACTGGAGCTGGTGAGTATCTCTTCAAAGCAATCTTAACTTTTCTTTCTCTCTTAGACTTAGATCTAGCGAATCTAACTTTAGCTCTCATTCTTTCTGTTCTAGATAATACTTCAGAAACCAATTCGGTCTCTTCTTTTATCTCTTCGCCAGTCTCATCGTCAACGATAACAAACTCATCGTCGTCGTAGCAGTGATCTACGATATCGTCGTCAGTAGCAGAGTCAACTATCTTATCTAACTCTTTGTCATCGATCTCGTCGTCAGAGATTTCTTCTTTGAAGAATGGATCGTAACCTTTATGACCAATAGAATTTAATAGACCAGAGTCATCCTTAACATGATCAACCTTAACAGTCTTCTTAACTTTTACTTGTTCTTTTTTCAAAGAGTTCTTGTATTCACTCTCGTCTTCGTCTTCATTTGGAGTATCGTCAGGCTTGCCACCCGCTTTTGAATTAGCAAAATTAATTCTATGGGCACGATACTTTCTACCTGTCTCAGGATTGACTTTATAGTCAGCAGTGGCCATGTCCTCTTCGATCTCTTCTACTTCTTCGTCGACTCTGTATTTAACTTTGCGGCGACGAAGCTGTGGATCAGTCTCCATTGTATGACCAGGTGTAGTATGTGGTAAATCAAGTTCTTTTTCTCTTTCAGCGATCTCACCACTATTCATTTTCTTAAGCTTCAAGTAGTCTGAGTATCTTAAGACGTCATTAGCGATATTGTAGTTTGACTTCTTAGGATTAGGTACTAACAAGTCATCATTTTGTTCTTTTAATTTTTGTGGGCGTAGGTTAGCGTCATACTTGATTCCAACTTCATCAGCAAGGTCAAGCATCTTAGACACTACGCTTAATAGGTCTTTATTGATTTGCTTAGTCTTAACTTTACGTAGACCAGCATTTACGAGTTGTTCTGGGCTTGAAGATTTTTCAGCGTCTTCTACACCAAGCATATCAGCTAGAACTCTAGCAACTTTAAGTTTATCTTGTGTAGGTTTAATAGTCTTAGTAGATAGTGCTTCTTCTACATTCGTAGGTTTACTTGCGCCCATAAATTCTAGTTCCGTTTTGTGTGCTTCCCAATATGATAGGTGGTGTGGGAACTCACCGATCTTTTCTAATGCTTTCTTTGCGGCGTCATGAGCATGAATCCATTCAGCAACTTCTTTATCATCAGGAGCTTTTCCTTGCTCAAGGTGCATATCATTAAGCTTCATGTATGTGTCTGTTGCTTTTAATGCATTTAAGATAGCGACTGGATCGTTAGGTACTAATCCTTTGTCTGCTCTTTCGATTGTAGACTGGAACGCCTTAGTAGCGTCAGCTGAATGGTGAAGATTCTTCGTTGTGTAACCTTTATAGGTTATCTCTTTAGGTGCTGGGCCTGGTTGAATATCTTCTGCGAATTGTTTAAAGTTTTTAATTTCCACGATCTGTACGTCCTTGATCCATTTTTTCGAAAGTTCACCGGTCTCATTTACTACGGTTAGATAGTTACTTCCACGGTCTACAATTTCAAACTGTTGACTATTAGATTCTACTATGTCGCCAATCTGAAATATCTCACCCTTGAAATATTTTTCTCTTAACTCGTCTACTTCAAATTTAACTTGCTCTTTAATAGACTCGAGACCCATAGCTTGACGGATCTCGTTCATTAAAAGTTTACCATCTATGTCTCTTACTGAGCTTGGCAAACCTTTCTTAAATTGTTTGTAGTCACCCTTAGTAGCAAGGGTTCTCATCTTAGACGCTGACATCCCAGAAGCATCATCTGCGTCTGGGTCTCTCTCGCCAGCAGACACAACCTGAATGGTATCAAAATGAAAATCTTTACCATTGTACTTATTAAGAATCTTTTCATATTCTGGTACGCGGTCTGAGCCAGCAACCATAATGATATTCTTATATTTTTTATTGAGTGACTTTGCGACTTCAATAAAAGTTCTTTCTTGATCGTTAGCTGCAACAAAGTTAACGCCTTTAAACATTAACTTGAGGTAATGAATCTTACGATCTACTGAAAGAGGATTCTTTTTCTTATCTTGGGTGCGTGATGCATAGATGACGTGGTCGGCATTGTTGCTTTTTGCTAACTTTTGAACTACTTTAATTAGTAGCTCATGACCAGTCGTAGGAGGATTGAATCTACCAAACGCAAATACAACCGATTTGGAAGGCAGTTCTTTGACTAACTGTCTGTACTTTTTCATTTGCACCCATCTATATAATTAAAAGCTATAGTATTATTTATACGGCAGAAAGTATCGCTTTAGTAATACCTACAACCCAGCGTGAAGCAATTTCATCGCCTGCTAGCTCATTGTTGTTCTCAATGTCACCAATTTGTTGAACTAAGTCTTTGTATTCTTCGTCTGATAGGATGCCATCGTTATATTGTTCTGTAATGTCGTGTAATTCTGCGGCGAGTTGACCTTTGATACCATCGTCATTCATCGCTTCTTGTAATTCTGCTAAAATGCTCATCTTCCTCTCCATGCCTTTTCGATAACTTCGATTCTTGTTCTATTTAATTTCAAAGTTGCTTCACAATATGCTTTACTTCCATTTGCTGCTTTATTTAATGCTTCGTCTAGTTGTTCTGCGTTCTTAGCTTGTGGGTCTTCTCTAAACTTTGTGTACATCGCTAAGAACTTAGTTTGCTTCAATAATTCTTTCCAGTTATCTGGTTGATCACATTCAACCATATTCATTGTTTGCTTAACTTGAATAAGAGCTTGCGCCTCAGCTGGGTCATGTGGAACTGGCATAATAAGTGAACAGCCAGTTAAAAGTAATACTAATAATGTGTACTTCATAGCGTCTCCTATGTTAATTCTTCCCAGTTCATTGAAGCTACTACGTTAGGGTTACCTGTAGTAGTGGTAGAAGCAGTGAGAATAAATTCATAATATGTCTTAGGACTAGTAAGTGTGTTTCTTTCTAATTGGAAAGCAAATGGGAATTGATCTGTGCTTGGAGCAGCTACGGATTGATTTGATGATATAACATAACCTTGCTCGTACACAAATTGTGTTGATGCTACACTTGTAGCTGTTAAATTATATTCTACTGAACTATCATCACCAGCAGATATCCATGTTCCACCTGTAGTTACACCCTGAATTAGATTCCATCTAATGTTAGCAGCAGAAAGTGGAGCTAAAGAGAAGTTCTTCGGTAAAACAATACCACCGTCTCTACCGGCTTTCAATCTAATGCTCATAATAGGATATACAGTATTCGCTGTTGTTAACACATAGCTAGAATTTAATAAGTGACCAACAGCCTTTGGTCTTCCTCTTAATTCAAATCCACCTTCAGATATAACTGTAGTACAAATCTGTCTAAACGTGCTTTGACTGGCTGTAGTACCGGTGTTTGTGATTTCCCATCTACATGGCAAACAGCCTGATCCCATGTATGTAGTAGTTAAAGGAACTCCAGCAGATATTTCAGTATTTGCGTTATGGAATGTATGACAATGAATAAACACACCGTCTATAACAAATCCACATCTTACTGAGCCAACACCAAGCCACTCGATATCAAACCATAAGATTTGTACTCTATCTAAATTTAATTCTGGTAAAGTATTCTCGCTCCAGTTAGCTTGAGCAATCTTACGTTCTACTGGAGAACCATTCGCTGAACTTGACCTTAATACAAAGTACGCAGTGTCATTGCCTCTTTCTAAGAATATACCATTTTCTGTATTGAAGTAACCAACTCTTTGTCTAAGGTTAGTTTTGTCTGGGCTCATGCAAAATGTTGTAAGTATCTGTAGACTCTTACCAGGTTGATACGCAAACACTCTGCTAGTTTCTCTAATAACAGAGTCACCGCTTGTAGTACCAACGCTCATCAGTACCGTGCTGGAATTTGGGTCATGTGTTTTTGTTGCTGTTCCATTTGTGTACGTAGAGATATGAGCGTTGTCTGTGTACTTTAAAGACAAGTCATATAATGTAAATGGATTGGAAGTTCTTAGTCTTCCAAAAGCATCTGACTGAATAGGATCAAAGAAACTGGAGTCTGAAGTACCCTTAACAAATATTGGATTAGCGTCAGAATTTACGGTAGTGTTTTTAGATACCGGTATTGGGTTTCCAATATCGTTTTTAATTTCTTGGTTATTAGTAAATAAGTACGTCATACAATTCTCCAGCCATTTCGATATATCATTTGAATGGCTCCATTATTCATTTGAATTATAAAGCCGCCCGGGTCATTATCAACATTCCCGAGTACTGTAATTGGGTTTATTTCAGCGTCTCCATCCTCATCTTTAATAATGAGCATTCTTCCTGAATTTGCTGTAACAGGTAAGGTGATTGTTACCGGTCCTGCATAATTTACGCCTATATAAAAATCATTTTCATCTACTGTATAGGTTGGTGTAGTTACTTCAGTTGTATTGTACACAACCTCGTATGGATTGATTTCGTCAAAAACAAACTTTTTATCTGCTTCGGAATATTTTAGCCAACGGCCGTCTGCAATAGTTTCTCTCTTAACGTCGTCTAACCAACGTAGGTTAACTTCACCACCACCAGGTCCTGTGGCTGCTATTCTACCGATTGCTTGCTCTAAGAATTTAATCTTAGCTCTAATGTCGTCTACGTCTTTAGATACTGTATCAGGATCTGGCTGTTGGAAAGAAGCTGTCTTTAAGTACCTATCAACAGCGTATTTAGTTCCAATTGCATTCTCTTCTGGAGTAGGAAGCTCTACGCTCTGTGGAATTTTAACTGTGTTAAGTTCAGGATCCGTAGCTTGTAGCGTTTCTTCAGCAACCAATTTAGATATTTCATCTATTGCATTTTCTTCTTCTATCTTAGCCACTTGCTTTTCAAGAGCAGCTAGCTCTTCAAATAGCTTTGAGAGGTCGGACTTTACATTGCCCTTAACCTCTTTGATAATCTTGCCCTTAGGATTATTCTCTTCGTAATCCTTTTTGCCTTCAGCAATTACTTTAAATAGATCGTTTAGATCTGTCATCTCTGCCAACCTTTAATAATTTCAGGACTGAAGTTGGCTTTGCTGAATTCCATTCTGTTTACTATCTTAACAGCACCACCAGTTAGGTGATCGATAGCAACGAATCCTTCTACGCCTGTTACTTTAAATCCATCCGCAGTCTTTAAGAAAGTATTTATGTGTCCTGCTTGGTTCATCTTATCGATAATCATGTGCTTGGCGTCTACCAATAGATTAGTTAGCTCAAACACCTTAGCGATCTCAGCTTTGTCGTGCGTACTAAACAAAGATAATACTTTCTTTCTGCGCTCTTCTTGAGCAGCTTTACCGGCTTCTGTCTTGCGTGAGTCTATCTCTTTTTGTATCTTATCATAGATGTAATGGAATAGCTCTTCAACGTGCTTTCTTGGGTCTGTAACTTTTTGATTAGCTTTGATCTTAGAGTTATTGAATGTCTTAACAAGTATCAATAACTCTTCGTCGTCCCTAAATGCATTAAGTAACTTGGCGTCTAGAGATTGAAACAATGTCCCAGCCTTGGATAATATGCTAGTGATTTCTTTTGTCTCAGACTGCGTAAATGTAGCAGTACCCGAGTAGTCTTTATATGTTGCATCATCCATCCATATGCCAGGAACTTGCTTCATCTTATCAACTATCCCTTTACCAAACGACGCGGTCATCGTTTCGAATGTTTTGCCTGTGTATGTGGTGTGCCAAACAACACCGATTTTTGCTTTAGCGATTGTATTGCCAAGAGCACTTCGTACAGGAACCGCGTAAACAATAGTGTTGGGATGGAAAGTATAATACTTCTCCCCTTCAATAGTTTCAAGTTTTACGTCCCCTTTGGTAAACATCAGGTCGCCTTGGTAGACTCCCGTTTTGATACCGAGTTTAGAAAATTCCTCCAACGCAATCGAGAACTTTTTAGCCAAGTCACCTGACAAGTCAGCTTTAATATCTTCTTGGGTCTTATAGATTTTCGGATTTTTGTTGAAGATACCCTTCTTAGCGACAAAGAACTTGCCGTCTCGAGGGTCAATTCCTGCAAAAATAGCAGGAGCTCCATCCCACTTTACAGTGGCAGATAGATTCTTGGTAGAGTGTCCTGCAAGCATGTCGCGCAGGTCTCTAAGAAAGTTGATAGCCTTACGAGTACCTTCTACACCCTCGTTGAAAGGCAGGTCCTCCATGTGTTCAAGATGAACGTTCTTTTCTTCTTTTAAATAAGCCTTAAGACTATACATATCTTTTGAAAGTGTAATCACACATGATGTGCGAAGGATACACTCCTCCTTGTTTATTTCTAATATTTATCTTAAGTGCAATATATGGGGTATCTACTTCGATATCGATACGTTTAGCTGGACTAGCCTTACCACCATAATAGATGATAGCTTTCTTTGGATCAGCCAGCTTTTCCATTGCTTGCTTAGTCATTTCCATGTGATGTATTTCAGTGGGCTTCTTAGCATGAACGTAATGGAAGCCATAACCAATTCCAGACCTCAGCAATTTAATTAGTCTAGGTCTATCGATATTTTTAGTTATGTCTTCTGAATATCTTTGCATTGAAGAGCCATATGTATTGAATACACCGGCGAACTTGACAGGATCTATACCAAGGATATTTAATAGAGCCAGTCCTTGAGCATTAGTAACAGTTCCAGTCTTTTTCATGTCTGTTTCTGTAAATATTCTTGCTACGCCTGCATTAAAGAATGTTACTGTACTAGTTGCCTTAAGAGACAAGTAGATTGGCTTTCCGTCTACCATACATGTTATATCGGTTACTGTCTTACCTATGTTTGGATCTGACGGAGTTCCAATGAATACGTCTTTACCTTGGAAAATTAGTGGGCGCTTTTGATTTAATTCACCCATTTGGATGGCTTCAAACTTCTTAGCTTTGTGCCATGAGTAATATTCAGCCAATTCTTCTATAAGTTTTTGATTAGCTGAACTTGTGTATGTTTCTGATCCTGCCCACCAAGCATTTAAGTCCTTTGTCAAGTTTATCTCAAATGCTCCGCCTTGGTTCTTAACTCCTCGGCCGCCTCGTGAACCTTCTCCAAATGATAGCTTAACGTACGAAAGGTCAAGAGCTTTCTTTAAGTCGCTTAGTTCAAATAGTCCTTGAAAGCCTCTAGAGATTTTTACGTTTTTCATCTCGTTGGCTGATGTGCTTAGTGCTATTGGATCGTCTTTACCATACTTACTAGATAGGTACTGATAAACTTTTACGTATTCATCAGACTTAAGGGATTTTTGATTCTTAATTTCATCTACAGACTTTGGTATAAAATCATATGCCATTATTTAATTGTCCTTATAGAACCGTCTGACTTCGCAAAGTAAGCTTCAAATTTAACTTCAGGAAACTCAGATCTCAATTTCAAGAACGCTTTCAAGTTAGCCATTGAGTCATCGAACAATCTAACTCTAGAAAACTGCTTTGTGTTTAGATAGTTACGAATAATGATAACTTTCTTAAAAGCTACGTCATGTACGTCTGTGATATTACCTGCTCGTTCTACTCTAACTTTATTCATATCAAAGCCATGCTTCCTAAATGTGTTTAGGAATATTTCCTTGTTGTCAAAGTTAGCTCTTGCTGTTACTACAATTACTTTACTATTGGGTTTATTTTCTATGTTGCGAAGGATAGCTTTTGCTTTGTCAAGCATCTTTCCTATCGGTTTTGATTCTGCGTTAAACTTAACTGCGTCTCTGAATTGACTGAAGTCGAATGATTCGCCAGGTTGAAGCTTATAGGTATTGAATTCTTGATTGGTAAGTTCTTTAACTTTTTTACCATTCTTAACTACTGCGATCTTAGCTGTAGTATGAAACAAAGTGTCATCGATGTCGAATATCGTCAGACCACCGTCTTTATATTGTTCTTCTAGATATTCTTTAAATTTTAACATATTGATATTATACTACAGTTCCTAATTAATGTACACTGTTATTTTGTAACCAATTGTAACGGTTTATGTAGTATTTATAAGATAAAGGGAGCCGAAGCTCCCTAGTTTAGAATTTGAAACCTTCAGTCTGTATTCGCTGCCCGAAGTTCGAGTTATCGAATACAGGTTTATCTTGACCAGAATCGTGAATATTGTGTTGTGCAGATGGTTCCAAGTCAAACAGTTTCATCTTAGAACGATCAACACCAATCACGAATCTCTTGTAGTAAGATGGATCAGCATAACGATTTTTCAATTGCTTAACCATCAACTGTCCGAGCTGTTCAAGTTCTTCTGTACTGATAAGTGCAAACATTAAGTCCGCAGTTGCAGGAAGACCGAAAGATTCCGAAGTATCTGTCAACTCAACGTCAGAACTGTTGAAACCAGATCTAGTAACTTGAGTCGCAGATACGATAGGTACTGAATATTCGACTGCTAGACCGCGAAGTTCTTCTGCGATACTCTTAACCAAGGTATAGGAGTTAGCATTAGCACTAGCACGAAGTCTTTGTGAAGCACAAATATTCAGGTAGTCGATATAGATAATATCAGGAATAAAGTCTTGCTTCATTTTTAACTCTTCAAGCAATGCCCTAAAATGACCGGCATGGGCTCCGGCTGTAGGATATTCTTTGATGATGAGTTTGCCCTGGGACTTCTTCCTGATCTTATCTAATCGACTATCAAAGATAGACTTGTCTACTACACCAAGTTCTTCCATAGACAAGTTCAATAAGTTGGCGTCAATACGTTCTGCAATTCTCTCTTCAGCCATTTCCATGGTGATATAGAGAACGTTTTTAGAATCCATAAGATTTGCAGAAGCGCAGTGACACATGAATAGTGACTTACCTACACCTGTACCGGCAAGCACTATGTTAAGGGTTTTCTTGGATAGACCACCCTTGGTTATTTTGTTCAACATATCGATGTCGAACTTGACTTTCTCTTCTACCCTGTGATAGAACTCAAAGCGTTCATCGCTATCATTAAGATAACTATGGCCAACATGATTGTCAAAGGATACAGAAAGAGCGTCAGCAAGAAGAGTTGGAATTGCGTCTTCTTGGTACGTCTTATCCCTGCCTTCGATGATACCGATGGAGTCAAGGATAGCATTGTATACGGCTTTTTGTTTGCAAAAAGCTTCCGTCTCTTTGACAAGCCAGTCTTTATTAGTATCCGTCTTCTTAATAGACGATAGTAACTCGTTAACATCTTTCTCCTCCCCACCAGTAATGTCCTTTCGTTTCATTACTTCGATCGAAAGAATCTCAGGTGTAATACACTTGTTGTATTCTGTAAAGAATCTATTTATTTCGTCAAAAATAATGGCTTCATGACGTTCAGAAAAATAACGTTTGTTTAGGAAAGGAAGTACAGTACGGGAATATTCCTCATCATGTACCAGGTTGCTCAGTATCGTTGTTTCTATTCTCATCTACACCGCCGCTATATACTAAATCGTTTTTATCTAACCCTCTTACAATTGCTTGTAAGATGAAGTCACCAAGGAGCTGCTGAAATTCATCTAACTTATCGTCAGGAACTTCTCCCTCATGGATGTTATGTTCAAAGTGTAGAATTGCTTCATCTTGTTCATCGAACCACACCTTGCCTATATTGAATATTATATCATTAAACTCGGTGTTTGTAAATTTAATTTTTATGAAACCATCGTCTGTGGTTCCTACGTCTTCAAATAGAATCTCTTCTCTATCTGTATTCGCTTCGTATACTTTATCAGTCATCGATTGACTCCAATTCTTTTTCAATCTCTTCGTCAGCGATGATAGAACCATGAGCGATCTGATAGTTATCTTGTACCCATTGTTGGAAAGATTTATCAGTCAATAGACCCATATAGAATTCACGATCGATATCTTTCAAACGATACTTCTCACCGACTTCTCCAGTTGCTTTATCAACTTTAGAGTACCAACCTACGGATGGTTTAATTACATGACCAGACTCCAGAGCCATGTCCAAAAGGCCACTAAAGCGATCAATGCCGCCATCAAACTTAACTGAAACAGGAATCTTAGACTTTTCTCTGACATAACGGCTTTTCTCCACGTTAATAATAAAGTTATAGCCCATCAACTCGGTACCTTCTTTGTCTTGTTGACGACCTAGAATAAAGATATTGTCTGCTGAGTAATATGAACCTGTACCACCACCAACTACGTCCTTAGCATATAGTTCCATAGTCTTGTAAGTGTGGTTAACTACAACCATTGGAATATCTTTAATAGTCAGATGTGGAGTAACCATACGGAATAGAGACTTGATCTGTTTTGCACGACTCATATCTGCGACAGACTTTTGTTCAAGTGCGTCTTCAACTTCCTTCTTAGAAGCCAAGTTACCGATTGAATCGATTACTACAATTACACGGTCGCCGCGTTCGATCTGTTCTAGCTGTGCCATCACGTCAAACTTGAGCTGTTCAATGTCCGTAATTGGAGTATGAACTACTCTATTCATATCAATCCCAAATGACTCAAAGTAAGACTTCGGAGTACCGAACTCCGAATCATAAAATAGCATGGCAGCGTCGGGATACTTGTCCATGTATGATTTGGCCATTAGAAGAGAGAACGCGGTCTTAAAGTGTTTAGATGGACCTGCCCACATAGTTAAACCTGGAGTCAGGCCACCATCAATTCTACCAGATAGTGCGATGTTGATGGCTGGGATCGGAGTCGGAATCATATCCTTCTTGTTGAAGAACTTAGAGTCAGCGACTGTCTCAGTCATCTTGATCGTTGAGTTTTTAATTAATTTGTCTAGAATGCCCATGTATATTTTCCTAGTCCCTAAAAGTTATTTCATTGAAAACAGCAAGCGCCATTAAGAATGCAGCTTGTGCATAGTCTTGGTCGTGTAAACCAACCCATAGTGCTAATAAGAATAGCATCATGTTGATTACGCGACATGTAATATTGAATATTAATTTCATTATATTATACTCCCTAATTATTGTACAATTAATCTACATCTACCGCTAAGAAGTCTAGCAGTTGTGCTTCATTAAGTACACCTACATTTTTCTTAACAATATTGCCTTGATCGTCAACTACAACTAGTGTAGGAACTGATCGAACACCATACTTAACCGCTGTGTCGATGTCTTCGTCAATGTTTACTTCTTCGATAGGAAGAGTAATCTTATCTCCTGCACCAGCGATTACTAATGATAAACCTTTGCAAGGTGCGCACCATGGTGCATAGAATTTTAATAATTTCATTTTGTAATTTCCTCCATTACGAGTTTCCATTTTTTAAGTTTCATATGCAACTGAAACAGCTCTTCCTTACTATACTTCTTTAAAGCATCAGATTGTTTTTGAAGCTTAACTACTATTCGATGATTTTGACGTAACATCTCTCGACAGATCTTTGCTCTTACCTTTTTAGTTTGAGTCTTATCTAATAGTTCAGCTAACTGACGCATGTTCATTCCCCTTAGTCGAGGACCACCATTCTTGTATTGATTTGGATTTTTCTTTCTTTTAACTGCCATTACCATACTCCTAAATATTTAGCACATTTTTCGATTTGTTCCCACTCATAGTTTCTATCATTCAAAAGTCTGTTTCTAGGAGAAGGATGCGGCATCTTGAAGTGATTGATTTGCGCTTTCTTTAGAGAGTCAGATGCGAACCCTCCAAGTGCGATTACTTTTTCATAATGCAATGCAGCTTCACGCAGTCTAACTGGGTCTACGTCTGCCCAACTGATTGTGTCAAACCGTTTTTCTGTAGTATTAATGAATGAATAGTTACTTATATTCCATCTATCCATCCATTTGTTTAGTCTATCAAAGGTCGAATTCTTTCGCACCTTTTTATTCTCTAGAATATTAGATGGGTTCATTCCAACTACTAACACTTTAGATTTCAAAGATAGTTACTCCTGCTTCTCTAAACATTTCGGCCGACAACTTCCAAGACTCAGTCCAGTGTGGTCTAGATTCTATAAACTTACTAACGATTACTACCTTCTTGATACCAACTTGAATGATACCTTTTGCGCACTCAGAGCAGATAGGTAAACCATAAACATAAAGCGTAGCACCATCCAAAGATACACCACTATAGGTAGCATTAAAGATCGCGTTCATTTCAGCGTGTACTACAAACTTTAGCTTTGTGTCTCTATCATTTAGACGCTTAGTTGTGTCTTTAATACCACGAGGGAAACCATTATACCCCTGGGTAAGGATTTGACCTTTAGAGCCAACGATTACTGCACCGACTTTGGTGTTAGGATCTTTAGACCAGGTAGAAACCTGCTCTGCCAAATCCATGTACCGCTGATACCATTTATTTACGCTCATAGATCTCTTTTGTAATTAAGTCAAAGTGTCTTTCATAGACGTGTAAACTTGCAACGTTCCAATAAATGTTGCCGGCCGGAATACTAGTTTCTTCGGCAACTTGGTCTAGCACGTGCTTCTGCCATGCGAAGTCATTCTTGTAGCCGAATACTGCATCGTTAGATCGCATATAGACTAGAGCATTTACATAGCCATTGCGCACTAGATACTGAACTGCATTGGTACACATAAAGTCACTCATACCATTCTTATTGTAGTCTTGATGCATAGATGGACGATTGTAAATCATAGTGGCTCTACGAGAGTCAGGATTACGATTCAATTCAGCAACTACGTTCTTGAACTGACTACCATTATCTTCTGAATAGATACACCAACCATAGTTAGAATTGATGAAACCATTCTCATCAGCAACAGCTTTCCAGATTGCAGGAACTGGCTCAGGAATGTCGTACACATTCAGTGACATAGACTTGTACCATTGAAGTTCGCGTTCAACATATTCATGGTTAACTGTGCCAACGATTGAAGGACGATCTGCAATAAAAGAAGCATTCATGATTTCAACTGTCTTTACGCCAGTCTTATCAGTAACAAATTCATTATTAATGAGCTTGTTGTAAAGTTGAGTTTGAATGTCTTTAACTGTTAACATATTAGTCTTTCTTAGGTCTGTTCAAGAAGTCACGGTCTGGATCTTGACCTTCGATACCGCCGCGGATATATGCTGCACCGAAAGATGCATAGTTAATTAGATCGATACAAGAGTCTTCAAGACTTTCAAAGTTTGGAACATAAGTTGGGTCAGACTCCATAGCTTCGAGTACTGACTGCATACGAAGAACTTTTGCATGCATCACATCAAGAATAGAAGCAAAGCCGCGTGGATAGTAGTCTGCCTGTTTGATGCGTGAGTGTGGATTTTGATAGTCGTTAGACTTCTTAAGTTGGATCTGAGCTGCTTCAGCCAAGACCTTTAGTGATTCTTTTTCTGCCATGATATATCCTTATCAACTAAAATAATATTATATAATAAAAACGAATTAATGTACATTAATCTATGAAAAAATATACGCAATTTTCGTAATATTTTGAGTCACGTAGTTTTTCTGCACTTAAAGCCTCCCTAGCTGGAATTTCTTTATACCATTCAAATTCTACTACGTCACCAACTTGCAAAGCTCTAGTGTGAGGTGTTACCCATTTAGTAATAGAAAACTTTGTAAGATGACCTGCAGCTACTGCCTTTCTCATCCAGTCTATATTAGATGCCTTAAGAGAAACGGTATTTGAGTCTTGGTTGACCATCTTATTATCAAATCTATCATGCCTAAATATCCAGTCATGAACTCTATCATATGGGGGTTCAACTTTACCAGACTTTAAGAGGATGTACTCTGGCAGAAGTCCGTCAGAGTCCATTATCTTCTCTTCTTCTGTTCTGCCAAAATCTCCAAATCTATCAGCATGTTCATTGCGATAGTCAATAAATTCTTGGTCAATAACTACTTTAGTTATCTTCATAGAATCTGTACTGGGGTTTAAGATGTTTGATTAGTAATTCTTCTGCTGTAATACGGTCGTTTCTACATGTAAGGCCTAAGCGCTTACTATCAATGTAGTAGACGTCAAAATCCTGGTCTAGATCGATTCCAGCATCTATGAAAAACTGACCAGTGTTCTCTCCTACCCAATTGGGATTACGTAGAGACTTCTTATGACGCTTTATTCTCCATTTAATACATCTTCCTGTTTGTCCAATGTAGTATGGAGCATCTTCTAATGGATTTGATCCAGCTTTATAGATTAAGTAAATTCCTTCTACGTCTTCAGGAATTCCTTCAAATCTAACATATCTCTGTTCATTTCGACTAAAAGTCCTACCAAATATTAAGTGCCTTTTGTTATTATCCCAAAAGGTTTTAGCAATAGAATGAAGTTTCATAAATAGGTCCCATGATCAATTTATATAATAATTATATCATAAAACCTAATTAATGTACACAGTTATTTTTCGTAGATTTTAGTCAAAAGACCTACATTATCTACATGGGTTGGAGGGTACCAGCCTTGTGGTTTGACTAGGTCAGGAAGACCTAGCGGATTAGGACGGGATTCTTTGATACCAACTTCCTTCATCATATTGCAGTGATGTACACGATCCCATGCTTCATAGGCATCAACTTGAAGAGCATTCAGAGTACCGATAGCAACTACGCATAGATCAACAAGAGCGTCTACAACGTCATCTGCATTCTCAGCAGTTTTCAATTCATCCAACTCTTCTTGTAGGAAGTTAGTACGGAACTCCAGGAACTTAGCTAGCTTTTCTTTATCTAGCTTTTCAACAGCTTCATGTACACCAAACTTGTGATGCATATCAGCATTATCTTGAACCCAGTTCTTACTCATTTAATTACCTTTCTCAAATAAAATAATATTCTGCATGGCGACCATTTACATGGTGCACTTGTTTCTTTTTTACAAATTTCGCATTTACCACAAGTCAAGTTGGGCCTGCCTTTCTGAATTCCATCCTAGAGGTCTGACAACGATATTGATTGCATCAGTAAAAGTCTTTTCGAACTGCAAGTCATAATCTATATATTGCTCGAGATTAAGTTCCTTTGGAAGTTCAGTCAAGAACGAGATTACGTTCTCATTGATTGGATTACGCTTCATGAGATAGATGAACTTAACCTTGTCACCATTACCAATCAACTGATACTTCTTGTCGAGTCCATTCTGTTTGACATAGTGATTATAGAGTAGAGCACCACGAACATGAATAGGACACTTAGCACCATAGATGCTTTGTTCGTCTGTATAAGTCTTTAGGTCCGAAACGGATCTCGGGAACGCGATCTCTTCCACAGGAAGCTTACTAAATTCACTCTTGAAGGCCGCGACGAATTCCTGAAGATCACTCTCTTGTTTGTAAAGGATGACCTTGAGAGCAGCTTTAAGTTTCTCGCGTACAACCGCCGGTGTGGAAGATTTAACCATCTCAAGACCCATGACTTTGATCTTAGGTTCCGCATATTGAACTCCTTCTGAATTGTGCACATTTAGTACATAGCGTTTCTTGGCTACCCAGATACCTTTGTCAGCAAGTACTTCACGCTTCATCTGCATCTTTTGTGCATAAGCATTCATGTACTTGGCAAGTTCTTGATAACCATCATCGATAACTGGCTGAATGACTGTGTCACAGATCTTATCCATGAACTTAATCTTTTCATCAGTAGACTTACCTGCACAGACTTTTTCTACAAGGTTCTCAAGGGAAAGATAGATAGAATCCGTATCGATAGCAATGACGTAGTCTTCACCTTCAGTCTTAAGTGTCTTATTCATGTAAGCATTTAGCTTGTTAGCCATCCAGCGAATAGATAACTGACCAGATGTAGTGATACCTTCTGCAATACGTAAGTCATAATAACGGAAGTATCTGTTACCGATCGCGCCATAAGCAGAGTTTAGTGCAATCTTCATGGCCATCTGCAGGTTGTTCAGCTTCGAGATGTCTTTCAATAGATGAACTTTAGACTTATCGTCTTGGTATTCCTGCTCAGCTTTAAGCATCTGCTTCTTGAACTTGGAACGATTAGCATACATCTCTTCCATTAAGGCAGGAAGGAAACCTTTGATGTCTTTACGATACATCCAACCGTTTGCTGCAAGAGCCAAGTCTTTCTGATGGGCTACCGAAGTATCTGTTTGCTGAAGCAGCAGAGATTCTACATTAGTATTAATGAATGAATCTTGTACCAATGTTTCAGGTGACATGTTGTACTGCATAATCAGGTGCGGGTACAGAGAGTTCAAGTCAAAGGAAGCTACCCACTTATGTGGTCCAACCAATGGATCTTTAACATATGCACCTTCGAATGCTTCGGCTTTAATAGAATCTTTCTGTAATGGGATAACGATGTTACGTTCTTTCAGATAGTTGTATATGATTACGTCCCACATACGAACTGGAGAATATACGTCTTCATAGTTGATCTTAGAGCTGTAAGCCAGAGTGAATGCCAATTCAATCAGACGCATCTTGTCTTCAAGCTTATCAACCAATTCTACGTCGTGAATGTTATACTTAACAAAAGTATCCCAGTGCTTGGTATAGAAGTCTTTGAAGTTTTCTTCTGGATTTTCTAGCTTACGTTCGCCAAGTTCTACTTGTGCGATATAATCCAAGCGATACGATTCTTGGTTAGTATATGTGAACTTTTTGTAGAGAGCCAGATAATCTAGGATAGATACACCGACGAATGCATATGAATCAATAGACTTGTCCGCACTTACACGAATCTTTTTATCTCGTACAAGTTCCCATGGAGAAAGTTTATTGACCCACTCTTCACCGAGTACTCGCTTTACGCGGTTAACCAGATATGGGATATCGAAACCTTCTACGTTCCAGCCTGTAACTACGTCAGGACAGTTATCCTTCCAGAAGAATAGGAAGTTGCGAAGCATTAGGTTTTCGTCTTTAGAATACTCGATGCGTACGTCTGAACGGTCTGTAGTGAATGGACGAGTGGTAAAGGTTACGATTTGTTTGTGGTAGTTGTCTTTAACTGTAATTAGAAGGATCTCTTCGTTCGCAGTCTTCAGGTCAGGGAAGCCATTCTCGGTTGTAGTTTCAATGTCGATCGAGAATACTTTGATTAGGTCTTTGTCCCATTTGACTTCACCTTTGTACTCGTCAGATAGGAACTGATACACGAAGTTTGTTTGACCGAAGATCTTGAAGTTTTCTACGTCTTTGTACTTCTCTTCAAACTCCTGTGCTTCCTTCATATCTTCGAATTTAACGGGTGAGAGGTACTTCCCGTCCAAGGAAGTAAATTGAGTAGGAGTGTTATCCTTGGACGGGAAGAAAAGAGTTGGTTCGAATGCTACCCTGGACTTGAAGGACTGTCCATTGCTGACATAACGAAATAGAATTTTGTTGCCATACTTGACGGCAGAGGTATAGAATTTTGACATACTGATATTATATCACCAAGTTCAATTAATGTAAATTTATTTGCCACCATACAGAAGCATCATAATATCATAAGCACAGTCATGACGTGGGTCGTGCTTTACAACTTGATTCTTATCAAAGTCTTTGATGTCACAATATCCATTTGTAGAACCAGTCAGTAAGTCTACCGCAGTTCTAACGTCTCTCCAGCGTCCAAAATGGAATACTGTTGGAAGGTTACATGCATTCTCTAACGAACCAATAGCCATCTGATCTAGATTACCACGAGCCCATACTGCACACTTATCGTGATTAGGAAACTGTTGAGACCAGGTTCTAAGAGCTTCGATAGCATTTTCTGCTACATAGTCATCATTAGATCTGTAGAATGATAGAACTTTAGTTGCTTCAGACTGACCTTCCCACCAATCTATAGTTGATGGAGTATCTGTACGACCAAGACGCTGACGCTGGTCAGTAACATCCAGCTTTACAAAGAAAGCAGAGTCTACTAATTGCTTGTAGGTATAGGTTTGCTTAGGATCAAAATAGATACAAGCCATCGAAAGAATTACTGAATTAGACTCAATACCTAGAGTCTCGATATCAAACATAAACATAGTTACTTCTCACTTTTTGATTTTGGTTTTAAATCTAGTCCACCGTCACACTCGAATGATCGATTGCAGCGATACAGGTGACCTGTCTGTGTATTCATAACAACGATATCACTAGTAGCAGGATCTATGTTAAACGTATATAAGCTATTATTGCGAAACTCGGACGCTGTGGTTTGATAACCCATTAGAGCAGCCGTGATTGCAGCCAATAATACTTCCATAATCCCATCTCACTTTTTCATTAATGATATTATACACTAATTCCTAATTAATGTACACAGTTAATTTGTAACTTTTGTAAAATCTTTCGATGCAAATACCGAGAAGTCACCGTTTGACCAGTCAATTCTAATGTTGTCTTTGTTTGTAGGATCTGTGTTCCAGCAGCCAGTTACAAACTTCTTGTCTATTCTCTGGGCAGAAGCTTTAAACCCTGTACCAGAATCACATTTAACTTCTGTTGATAGAACTATACGAACGTGTGTAGTGAATTGATGTACGAGATAGGCTTCTGCAGCGTAGGCGTTAGATGCTACCAGGAATGCGATCAATAGCTTTTTCATTGCTTCCCTCCGGGAGTCTTGGCAAGAAGTCTGATTGGAGATACATATGAATCTCTCCATCCCACCAAGTATTAACGACAGGGACAATTCTTGTGATTTCAGATTGTGGAGCTTCATCTATAGGAGGTGCCATCCAGCAACCTTCATGCACAGTTCCATTACCTTCAGTAGCGTATGCCCTGTTTGTAAAATAGCCCGGAGCTTTCAACTTACACTCTTCTCTGGTTAGAACTACTTCACCACCAGCAGAGTTCTTTAAAAACATTTCCTTAACCTCAACGACTTCTTGAGCATAAGCCGCGGACACGAGTAAAAATAATGCGAGGTATTTCATAATACCTCCTTTTTGTTTATGAATAACTATTTATTTAATGCCCAAATGCTTACGAGCTAGCTTATCTTTAATCATATCAGGAATAGACAACCATGGGTCCTCAATTGAGAATGGACAACCATCTTTACCCCATGCTCCATTCTTTAAGAACTTTGCAAATGTACTACAGTCTTCTTTACTGTTTACATCAAACTGTTTACGTTGTTTAGTTGCTATCATTTAATTTCCTTTGAGTGATTTGCTGAGTCTTTGTCTGATCGGAGCTCGATGAAAATTGGTAGAAACAGTGAATGATCCCCCTGCTTGTTCTTGATCCGAGCGTTGTATTTTACTGTGATGATACGTCCAATTACGTCTTCTTGAGATAAAGACGTACGCAAGTCGTCCGTTAAACCTGAGCCTACAGACACCTTCACCAGTCCGTCTGATGATTCTGCTATTAGAGCACCTATCTTTCCTTGATATTTTCCACGACCCTCTTCTACTCCAGTAACTACGAGATCGCACTCCAACTCTCCTTTGTACTTAATTTGATGTTTAGAACGCTTATTTTCCCATGGGGCTTCCATAGATTTAAGGATGATCCCCTCTTCACCAGAAGCATAGTACTTCTGGAATAATTCATTCACTTGATCTGTATTATGAACTTCATCGTAAGGAGCATAAGAAACCTTATCGCTTCCTAGAGAATTCACGCATGCTCTAACGTGTCTAAAGCGTTGTTCATATTTACGGTTATAATAACCATCTTTAAAATAAAGATATGGAATTGCATCCCATACTGTAGCATGAACCTTAGACGCTTCCTCTTTAGATATTGTTCCCTTTGAAGCTTTGTTTAGGATACCATTACCAGTCTGACGATTAAGAGTAACTCCATTTTCTTGTACCGTTAACTCGCCATCAAATACCATGTCAAGATCTCCAGCCATGGTTCTGAATTCGTCTTCAAGGAAGCCAAGAAGCTCGATCTCTTTACCATTACGAGACCTGAATTCTACTTCACCGCTGCGGACGATAGCATTGAATCGCATGCCGTCAAGCTTAAGTTGTACGTATGCAGGGAATGGGATCTTATCTACAAGCTTCTCTTCGTATCCTGAACAGAGCATGCATGGATACTCATCAACCAATCCTGGCCATATTTCATTAGCTGTGGCTACAGACACTCCACACTTTAAGTCTTTAGCAATAATGCGTTCAATTACTTTTGCGTCACTTGCAGATACGTTTGAAAGTAAGTCGCGAAGGAACTCGATTGCCTTGTTACCAGTATAGGTACGGCTAGACAGCATATACAATCTTTGAATCGCTTCGTTTAGGTCTACTTCTGATCCTGGAATAGTTTCATACTTAGGGATCTTTCGAATGTAGAACTGGGTGAACGGATCGAGCGCAAGGGATACTACATTACGTAATATCCCGTTATCTTTATGCTGCTTGAGATAATCTATTTTGAAAAGCCTAGAGTTGTTAGCTGCTAGGTCTTCAAAGATTTTATTGACGTCTGTCATAGATATATACATCCAATTTAGAAGCATTGCGAATACCACCAACTATGTTACCAGCCCAGTCGTATGAGTAGTAGATTTTATTGATCGGTTTACGACCACGTAGTACTACACGCTTCTTGTTTTTACTGTAAGAATTTACTGCTCGGACTGTAGCCTTGATAGTTTCCAAGGTTTGCATGTCTGACACTGAGTTTACGTCCAGCGTCGTAACGTATGAAGTAGATTTTCTCATTATCGTACCACCTCACCACATGGAGGGATTTGACGATTTAAACTGCGAATCTGACGCATAGTTTTATTTAATTCATTTTCGAAATCTTTAGTTAATTCGAAAGAACATAGACCAACTTTTAAAATTTTCTGTAATTGGTATGCTTTATCAACTAGTTCATTCTTACGAATTACTTTTTTAGCATATTGTGCTGGGAATAGCATTTTTTGGCCTGTTACCATTGTGATTAGTACTTTTTCCATAATTTTCTCCTACTCATTTATCAATCTATAGGTATATTATATCAAAAAGTCTAATTAAAGTACACAGTTTTATGCATATTTTTCACAAAAATATGACTTTTTTGAGGTGTCTGGTGCACCCCAGAGGTGTTTTCTTATTTTTGATGTAGTTTCTTATTGGTCGCAGTCAGAAAAGGCCTGGATCCATCTCATGTGACACTCTTTATCATCGGTATCACACGGAGCATAGCCCGGCTTGTCTGAATAGTTATGTTTTTCTTGAACTACAGAAGTCTGTAGGTTTTCTTGTGTGTCTTTTTCACTCATTTTCCTTACCTTTTGGGTTAGTTGAAGGCTTTTGGCCCATAATATATTTATAAGATCGTACTTGCCAGGAGAAACGCTTGGGTTCCTGGACTGGGTTTGCAAGGTTCTTACCATAGAATTCGATAAGCCCGTCTGCAAATTTTTCTAAGTCAGTAACGTCCATAGCAAAAAGATTAATCCTGTTAGTTGTATTAATTCTAGTTCTAGTAGCATCGTGTTTTCTCCTCTATAATTATTTAAAGGCAGTAACACTGTTTTAACCAAAACTTAATATTCCTGTAACAATCTAGACTGTGTACTTTTTCAAGTATCCAGCTTTGATAGCTTGTGCGTCATTTAAAGCGTTATGCGGTAAACTGGATATGTAATCCAATCGGCGTTCCAAGTGCATAGACATCTTAGGAATTTCCATCATTTGTCCAGGTCCAGTTAGAAGAGCCATCGTGAAGTGGTAGAAGTCTTCTGGCCAATCCGCAATAACTTCGATCTCATCGAACCTACGAAGGAACTTAGCTAACTTGACTTGGAACTCTTCATATGGGATCTTATCCTTGTTCAAGATAGGTACCACATTTTCCATTACCCATGGGTGACAATCTATGTAGCTAAAGTTTACCACTTCATAGAACTCGTCTCCGTTCTCTGATACTAGAGCCATAGAGATCAGGTGTCCCTGAAAGTTAGTGAATTCGCAGTCTAAAAATAGTTTCATATTAATCCCATAGACACCTGTAGTACTTACCAAACAAACGAGTACCATTACTGATTCGTTCCTGATGCGCCATGTAACCCTTCTTGTCAAATTTGACTTGTGACGCTTGTTTACTTATGTCTCCTGACTCATCAACTTTAGAGTGATCGAAGAATTTACTATCGTGATCGTCGTCAACTAGTTGCTCAAAAGCCCAGATCATTTCATCGAGAACGTAGTCCCAACGTTTAAAGTGGTTACCATCAGTGTCCCAGTCATTCTTCTTTACCTTTTGTGCTGTCTTAGTTGTACTACGAAGCTTAGGCGGAACGTCTTCATCGTCTACGAAAGGAGCACCATGTTTAGTAGCTTTCAATTGCTTCAACATAGGAAGGATGATGTGACTCAAGGAAGAGTCCATGCTCCATGTGTCCCAGTAATCGATCTTTACGTAGTCAATCTTGCGATTGAAAAAGTTAGCGATCTTCAACCAACCTTCACATGCTTTAGTCAACAAAACTGGTGGCTTGTTCTCAAATGCGTCATAATCCTTTTTCCAGAAAAAGAACTTCTCTTTGACTGTATATGGACTAATCCAGTTGTCTTTATACTTGCCTATGTATATCTTCATTTAATTTTTCCCAGGTTTCTTTCCAATTTTTTACCAGTACACATGAGCCACGATTCTGTTCTACTATCGCTGCTCCTAATGTGTAATCATTACCACCCACATCTAGTCTATCACCAAAGAATATAATGTCTTCATCAAAGTAATTCAAGACTTGAGACTTATCTTTACCAATCTCAAAGATGTCTATACTTATCTCTCCACCAACTTGAGCGTCCAATTTAGGAAACTTCTGTTTGATTTCGTTTGACAGAGAAACTCTTTCCTTGTTTACTTTATCCCATTCGTAGTATGCAGCTCTCTGGTTTGAACTAGCTTTTCTACCAATTGAACTAAAGTTTACAAGACCAGTTCTAACTTCAATATGGTTACCACATCTTTCAGGATACAAAGAAGTCTGTAGCTTAGATCTCAGAAAGATTAAAAGATCTTCTGATGGCTTCCATTCGTTTCTGTAGTACAATTCACCTTTACGGTATACTTCATTTCCTGCACAATTGAAACTGTATTCTACAGAATTAAACAGGTCTTCTCCTATCTGTTCTACTGTTTTGGATTTATCGCTTCCTGTCACAAGAATAACTCTGTTGCTTTTAACGAAGTCCATGAACCATTGCTTAAACTCTGGATCTATCTCTTCACGACTTGGTGTAATGGTTCCGTCAACGTCAAACGCAAAAATCATTTTTTCATGCAGCTCCACTTTAAAGTTCTACCAGATAGTTCCCACATACGGGCGCCCGCTGCTTGACAAGTCTTCTGCGATTCAAACTCTTGCATGTGTACTTGAGGTTCTACTATAGGACCTTGAGTAACTACATAGACAAGCAGAACCCACATTATCCTCTCCGCATCTTAGCTTGGTCCTCAGCGTCTTCTTTACGGAATACTGGAACTGAGTTAGATTTATGCAGCTGACCGATACCAATCATTGCATCACCAGTGTACTGATTGCGTTCACGCTTTGGTGCAATACCCACCCCAGTATCCAAACTAGGAGCATTATCAAGACTGCATTCCCTGCGAAATACAACAGGAGGAGTGTAATTTGCAGCCACTCCGGCAGATTTCCGAACTGCAGGTTTAACGTCGTATTTTTTGAGAATATCTTCCCAAGAAGCTTGAAGAGCACGTTGTTTAGCATTTGGTTTCCGTTTCTTACGTTTAGGTATGT